ACGACGTTGACGACTATGACGACGTTGACGACTATGACGACGATGGCGGCTCAATATCAGGTGGAAACCAAAAAGGAGGAGGCCCACGAGAAGAGAAAATTTATAATAAATTATATGATAATAATGATAATATATTTTTTCTTAAATTTTTATATTTATTAAATCTTGATTATAGTACAATTAAAAATAGTACTATTATATCCAGTATTTTATCAAATAATATACTGAAAGAGACGGCGGCGGCGAGAAAGGCGATGGATATAGCGGCAGCAGAGGAGGCGCCGAGGGAGGCGGAGGGGATGGATATGGTGGCAGCAGAGGAGGCGCTGAAGGAGGAGAAGGAGGCAGTGGAGATGGATATGGCGCTAGAAGAGGCGGCGACACAGGATCCGGCGGCGGCAGAGGAGGAGGAAGAAGAGGCGGCAACACAGGATACGGTGGCAGCAGAAGTGATGGAGCTCACTAATATAAATACACCATTACAGCTGCTGCCGGTGCGGCGAAAATCAAGTGATAGCAGTGTGGCAACTTTACAATTAGATAGATATTTTAAAGGTGAGGAGAGTGAAAACAAGAAACAAAAAAAAGAGCCTGAAGATGGTAAAGGTTTAACAAAGAAAAAAAGAAGAAAAAGAAAAAAAAATATAAAAATAGAAACATTAAAAAAAAAATTAAATAAAAAAATTAAAAAAATGAAAAAAAATTTTAAAAAACAAGTTAAAAAAATTAAATTAAATTTAAGAAAACATAATAAAACTCCAAAAAAGAATAAATTATTAACTACTATTAAACGAAGAAAGAATAAAAAAGATAAAAAATAAAATAATATTAACTTTTAGATAAATATTTTACTTCAATTTATTTAAATATTTATCAAATAAACATGATTTTACCTCTTTACATCTCAATTCTTCTATTTTCTTTACATATTTTTCTGGTTCAGGCCATTTTTCTTTAATACGTATTAATTCATCTTTATAACTTAATATTTTTTTATTAGTATTATAATTTTCAATATTAAATTGACGATCTTTAAATTGCTGTATTTTTTCTAATTCTAATGCATATAGTTGTAATAATGGTTTCATAATTTGATTACTAATATAATGACTATAATCTAGTGGTAAATTATTTTCTTTTATAAAATTTGGTGTTTCTATTTTTTCACCTTGTAATGCTTTTTTATCTGGATTTTTAATATAAGCATAATTAATTCGATCGCCTGAACCTGGTTTATTACCTGAATCTCGTAAACCAATACGTTCAGCTAATACTTTATGTGCAATTTGTTTTGGATTTTTATAATATCCTCTAAGTGATTTTGTAACTAATAATTTCTCCATAATTACTTGACCATTTATTAAATTTTCTAATGATTTATCTACAAATTCTATAGATTTTTTAATAGATTTTTCCTTCATTAAAATTTCTACAACACCTCCATAAATATCTTTAACAATTGGTGCATTATCGCGTCGTTTTAGCACAATACCCATAAATTTCATTTTACCTTTATTAGGATCATCTTCATATAACATACCAACATAACGTTTTTTTGATAATAAAGCCCATGGCCAAAATGTTTTTTCATATTCTAAATCATGTGGTTTCTTTAAAAATTTACTGGCTAATTCGCCTGCTTGTTTAGCTAATTCTATTGTATATATTAAAGCTTCTTTATTAATAATTTTTTTACCAGTTTCTGCATCTTTTAAATTAAATTTGAAAAATACTGAATCTGTATCACCATATACACATTCTGCATTTGTTATTACTTTTCTTCCATCACTTAATGTTATTTCAAGATTGTGATAACATTGTTCTATAATGTCACGTCCATAAAATAATAATTTCCGTCCTGTTGCAGTTGTTGCAGAAGCAACATCTGGTTCATAAAATGCACTAGTAGAAGCACCTAATTGACCATATAATGAATTAGCAGTAACTTTAATACTTAATTGTCTTTTATCTAAAATATTTTTCATAAATTCATCGCTTTGTAATGGAATTAATTTTCGAGTAGATTTACGAGCTGCTAATAATTCTTCTAAAATTGCAGGCATAATTGCTTTAGAATCTGGAAATTGTGCAAATCTGCATATTTTATAACCAATTACTACTTTTTTTGCAGCTGCTTTTTCTGTTAATCTTACATATTTAAATGTATCATAGCAAACATCTACGTATTTATAGCCTTGATCAAATAAATTATCATAAACATAATTACCATTTTCATCTGTTTCACCTGTTTCATTTATTAGATTTCCACTTAAATCATATTCTTTTGTCCATACTTTACTATCAGGTGATAAATTTTCACTAATAATAGATGAAGGATAAAGTGAACTATAATCTACACATGCTACTGGATCTTCTAAATATAAACCAGTAGTTGGATTAAAAACATGTGCACCTTCATAACCTTCTGAAGCATTATTTTTTTGAATTGTTGGCATTAATGTATTTTTTTCACCACATTTTTTTGATACATAACTTTGTAATTTAATACCCTGACCTCTTAACATTAGATAACTTAATGGAACATCACATAAATTAGACATTTCAACTTTATCAGTAATAACATCAACTTTTAGTAATAACCATAAAACATTGTCACAATCTGCAAGACAATATTTACCAACAGTCCAGCGATCATAATCATCACCATTTGCTAAATCAAATATTTCTTGGGGGGATACGTCATCTTTTGCTAAACCCCAATTATATTTAGTATTATTTAAATCAATAGATTCATAAGAATCAATAACAAACCATTTTTCTTGATAATTAATATCAATAATTTCAAATTTTTTGCCTTTTTTATAAGCATTATTACTGAAGCCTATTTCTTCTAATTTAATAAAACTACCAATATTTATTCCCATAAGATTTTTACTATAAATTTTTGTTGTTTGTTTATTTTCGTCATGTTCTATATTCTTTATACTATCACTAATAAAATAAGACGAAACAAAGTCTAATTTATAAGAACTAAGTTGAAATTCTTTTCTAAAAATAACACACATATCCATAATAATTCGTCCAGGCATTTTTGGAAATCGTAAATTATATTCTCCTGTAGCAAGTACTATTTTACTAGTTTCAATATCTTCTTTACCTGTTCTCCAATCTTTGTTAATGCATACTTCATCTTTATTTTTAGATAATTTTAAAAAGTCTTCTACACAATCTAATTCTTGAGATCGTTGATACATAAATTCAAAATCAAAACCAGTAATATTATAACCAGTAATTATATGTGGATTATTTCGTTGAATAATTTTAGTAAATGTTAATAATACTTCTTTTTCTGTTTTTTTTTCAATTACACTAACTTCATTTTGTAAAGACCAGTCAATGTATTTGTCTGGAATTTTACATCCTCCTTTTACAATAATAATTCTTTTATTTGGATTTTTTGAACCATAATTAATAAAACTTAAACCAATAAATGTTATTACATCACCTTCAAGAGGAGGAAAATATTTTGTTAATGCAATATTAAGCTCATATAATTTTGTTGAATATTCACAAGAAGTATCTTTAATAAGATCTAAGATAGTTGCATCTTTTTTATTATAATTTTTTATTTTTTTACTTTTTTTTGTTTTATAGAAATTATTTTCATTATTAGTATCTTCATTATTGTCATCATCTGAATCATCACTAGATTCATCAATAATCATTTCTAATTTTTTATTCTTATTTTCACTTGGTTTATATTTAATAAAATTTGAAAAATTATTTTCAAGTTGAACCATTGAAGTAGATACTTTTGGAAAAACTTTGTCAATATAATTAATATTAGTATAATCAAATGCTGATAATATTTCTTTTTTTAATAAATCACAATTATAGTTATTTAAAAATTCTGGTTCATGATTATTAATATTTTCTAGTATATTTGTTGCTAATTTTTTATAGTCTTTTATTGCTAATGGAAAGTCACCATGGCTACTACTTGCTTCAATATCAAAACTGCATATATTATAATTTACTATAGATTCCATAGTTTTCATTGGAACAATATCATTATAATTAATATTATAATTATATCTACAATGTGTAGATATTTTACTTTTTCTAATTTTATCTTTTTTTAAACAAATCCAACCACTTGGACTTATTTCTTTAATATGAAATAATTTTAATAATGGTGGAATATCTCCTTCATATAAATAACAATTAGTACAACCAGTATCATCTCTATAAATATAGCCTTCTTTAATTAATTTTCTTTCAAAATAATTTCCAATATTAATATCTTGATAAAATATTTTTTTTGCTTTATTATATGCAGGCAAGTTTTTAAAACTTATTTTTACAAAATTATGTAATTTTTTATTATCAAAATTATTAAGTTTATGTTTTTTTATTAATTTTGAATCTATTATACTTTCTTCATAATAAGTACCCATTTTAGATTTTAGATGACTAATAAATTCTGTTTTTTTTTGATTGTCCCAAGTATCATCTACTTTTACATAAAAGAATGGATTAAATCCTTCAATAATAATTGAAGCAGATTGTCCATCTTTATTAATACCAAATGCTTGAATAATAAATTCTTTATTATCTTTATATTTATTAAAATTTTCTTTATTGCTATTTTCACTTAATCCATCATAAACATTATAATCATAAAGTTTAAAAATTTTACTTTTGGTCTTATCTGTTATATTTATTTTGTCATTGTCATCTGACATATATTTTATTTAATAATAAAGATTTATTATTAAATTTTTTTTATTAAAATATTTATCAATTTTTAAAATAAATATTTTAATAAAAGTCTTAATAATTAGAACGAAAAATTGTTTTATAAGATTGTTTAGTTATTTGAGGTGGGTTATTTGCTGAATTATATGTTTCTCTATTTACATTTCTATTTTGTATTCTAGATCTTACCAAATTAGAAAATCTTTGTTTTGAATTTAACTTATTATTTTGTAATTTATTATTTCTTTGAGATTCAAATTTTCTATTTACAATTTCTTGATCTGTTAATTGTAATTCATCTGCTGATAAAGTACCATTTTGAAAATTTAATTGATTATTAAATCCTCTTCCAGTTAATATAGATGGATCATATGGTTTTATTGATAATAATTTTGGAACATCGTTTAATCCAATAAGTCCATTAATCATTTTTTTTGAAAAATTACTACCATTTTTTTCTGGTATAAATACTATATTTGTTGTTGAAGTTAGTGCTCCGGGTTTATTTTCAATAACAGTATTTAAAAAATCTAATTCAAAATTATAACATATATCAAAATTGTTATTTGGATATTTAAATTCAGGTGGAGTATTTTCACTATACGGATCATAATAAATTAATATTTCTTCAACATTATTAAATACACTTCCTTCTGGAATATTGAAATTTGTTAAAATATCGATTTTAAAAAAATTTACATTATTTATAATACCATTAATACTATCATTATAGTCTATATTTAATAAATAATTAACATTAAAAGATGTATTATAATTAAACCTAAAATCATACGATATAATATTATTAACAATATTTACATGTGGGTTAGGTGAAATTTCTAGTCTATAAGTATTATTATTATAACAAACATCAGAATAACTATAATTTAAATAATTTGAACTATAATCACTAACATTAATATTACTAATATCACTGATATTATAGTTACTAAAAGCATTCAAATAAATATTATTTGAAAAATCTGATTTATTATAATAATAATCACTTAAATTAAGAGTTGAATTTTTTAAATTATTAATATTAACATAAGTATACAATATATTATCAAAAATATAATTATAACTATAATCATTTTTTTCTATTAAATAATTATTGCTTAATTCAGAAGGTATAATATATTTAGTTGGTTCATAATAAGATCGAAATAATATTTTATTTATATTATAATTATTTAATTCTAATATTGTTTGTTTAAATAAATTTTTTTGAGTAAATCCAGTCATAAAATTACCCAAAGATAAAAATATAGTATTACTAGTGTCATAATATTTATAAGGAGTAATACTTTGATTATTAGTATAAAAATTACTACAACTATCTAATATTAGACTATTTAATTGTATACAATTACTATAAAATAATATTTTTCCTGCTTTATTAGAATAATAATCATAGTTTTTAAAAGGTAAAAAAATAACAGATTGACTATTATCTAATTGACTATTATCAAAAGTTAATTTTGTATAATTATTTGAAGTTTTTGAACTTACAATATTTGCTGAAGGTTTATTATATATTAAAAAATTAAAAGAATCGTCAGTTATATTTAAAGCTGTATTATTATAATATCCACTTATAGTATCAGTATTAGTATTATGAAAATAAAGTAAATTAGAAAAATCACCAACATTAAAATTATTAATTAATCTATTATTACTATAATCATTTATTACTTCTACATTAGTTATATTACTAACATCATTTATTGAAAAGTCATGTAATTTAAATTTATAATAATCACTATTAAATTGTTGATTATATTTATAATTTTTATAAAAATTTAAATTTATTTGAAAATTATTATTATCTATATTTAAATTATTTCTATAAAGTATATTTGCGTTAGTTAAATTATTAGAATTATCAAATAAAAAAAGATCATTAATATTAACATTTTCATGAGATTTTACAAATAATATTCTTGGTTTATTAAAATCATTAGTTTTGAAAATAAATTTAATATTATTTTTTAAGTTATATTTATTTATATAAATATCACCTCCAAAGCCAAAATCTCGGTTAAAAGGTCTTCCTGTTAAAATTACTCTATTTTTTCTTTTTTCAGAAGTAGATCCTAATAAATTATTAATTTGATTTCCATTATATTTATTTAAGCTAGATTTAAAAAATATTCTTGTATTATTTGAACTATCAGAATTTAATGCAATTAAATTTTGTCTTATATTAGTCATTAATTATTTATATAAATATATATAATTAATTAATATTTTTATAATAATCTTAATTATCGCTGATTGGATCTGAATCATTAAAATACCATTGCGATGATAAATATTCTGGTGCAGAATTTTTTATATTTGAATTTTCAGCCATATTTAAATTTGGTCCTTGTGAATTTATTTTATTAATTTCATATGTTCCTAATGCATAATTATAATATCTTAAATTTGATAAATTTCCTCTGAATCCACCATTTTTATAGTTAATATAAACATCATCATAATTTTGTTTTACTACATTTGTTAATTGATGTCTTTTTGTTAAATTTCCATTAATATAAATATCTAATACATTTTGAGATGTTAATCTTATTACTACACAAACCCATTTTTTTATAGGAATACCATCTATATAAACATCATCATCTATTTTATAAGGATAATCTTTAGAATTATTATCTTGAAATATATTTAATCTAACAAGCATTCCAAGTAATGGATATTTTTCAATTAAATTATTTGAAAATTGTTTTTTTCCAGTATATAAATAAACACCAGGACAATTGTTTGGACCATATACACCAGCAGGAGAACCATCTTTTAAAGATCCTTTATGAAATACATGTCTAAAATCTACATCATCATTATATTCTACTTCATTAACATACATCCAAAAAGAATAACTAAATTCTATGCCATCATATTGATTTTTGCTTCTAACAATAGGTATTGCATTAGGTTTACTCATTGGTTGTGGTATCGATAAAGGTAATGTTGCATCTTTCATTCCATATAATAAATATGGAGTTTCACTTGGTGATAATAAATATATTATTAATTTTGCTATAATATAAAATAAAAAACTAAATATTATAATTACTAATAATAAAAATGTGGCTTTTGCTATTAATGTATTTGAATTTAAAAAATCAGTAGTTAAATTAAAATTACCACTTTTTGTTTCTGGTTTAATAGATTCTATATTTTCTTTTATATTATTACTTATACTTTTTGCACTTTCTTTAATTTTATCAAAATTTTCTTGCACATTATTTTTTAAATCTTCCATTAATATACTATAATATTATATAAAAATAATATTTATAAAATTTATTATATAGTAAAAGATCCCTTTTCTTTATTATATTCTAAAAATGATACTTTCATACTATATTTATCATATAATGATTTTGCTAATGATGCATTAATACCTTCTTTATATATATTATATGCTTCTTGTGGATTTATAGAATTTGGTTCAAATCTTACACGAGTAATCATACCTTCAAACCCGATTGAATTAGTACTATTAATATGTCCTAAATATATTTTTTTAGGTATATTAGATTCAGATGGATAATGTGAATTATATATATGGGGTAAAATAAAAGAATTACGTAACTTTCCATCTAAATATACATCTAAAATTTTATTATCAACACTTATTGTTAAACAATTCCATTTTTGAACAGAAACATTTTTTATTAAATATCTTGTATAACAATATGAAGAATCATTTTCCTGTGATTGAGGTAGTGTTTCTATATCAATTAGTAAATTATTATTATAATCATCTAAACATATATTTAAATTCTTATAAGGAGTAGTGCTTTGAAAAGACTTACATTCTTTTTGACTTATCCCTATTTGATCACTTCCTGTAAATACTGTTCTTGCATCAGATCTATTTGACATAAATAATATATTTTTTTCTTTTGATATTCTATTTTCCCAATCATCTATATAAAACCAAACACTAATCATAAAATTACTTGTATTATTATGTGGAAAATTATTAATAACATTTGCATTTGTAGTTAAAATTGAATTATTTGATACTAAACTATCTTGTGAAGCAGGAGTTTTAGCATCACACATTATATCATAAACAATATTAGTTGTAAAAAACATTTTTCCTAATATCCAAATAATTAATAAAATTAAAAAAATTATTAATATTACTTTAAATGCATCCATTTATATATAATATTTTATATTATTTTATAATTCAAATAGTTTAATCTTATTAATTTAATTTTATTAATTATTTTTTGTTAAATTATATAAAAATTCTATATTATTTACTTGTTTCGGTTGAGAAAAATAATATATATCTTTTATACCACCATGTATGCCATTTTTATTTAATTTATTTTTTATATCACCTATACTTATTTTTTCATTTCCATGAAAATCTGGTATATGTTTTTTAGATGCTACCAGTTTACCATCTATAAAAATATCTATTATATTGTTATCATAATTAATAATAAAATTTAACCATTTTTGATATTTTAAATTAAAGTTATTAAATTTAGGATCATTAGTTTTAAAAATTGTATCCACTTGATCATTTTCATTACGTAATGTTTTAGATCTAATTATTAATTGATTAGTTTTACCATTATATAAAATTATTGGTTTATTTGAATAATTAAAAAGAGTAGTTTCTTCATTATATGCAATACTTGTATTATTAGGTTGAGGATTTAAATATAAATAAAAACTTATACTATAACTATAATCACCTAATTTTAATCTAGAAGGACCTCCATTAAAAATTGTTTGTAAATTATATTTTTCATCACTAAATGGTAATTTTAAATTATAGTATGAAGTATCGTTTTTTTTATTATCATTATATTGTCCATATAATTCTTGATATGTACCTATTACTTTATATTCATTTAAATAATATGGACCTTCTCCTCCTAATAAATCATTACCATTTAATTGAATTATAAACTTATATAACATTGGAATAAAAAATACCATACTTACTAATAATATTTCTAATAATAATAATATAAATAGCGTAGGATGTGTTAATTTTAAATCATTTCTAAATTTATCTATAAAAATTACTAATAAGCAAGGAATAAAAAATATAAAATTTTTAATTATACATATAATTAATTTTAATGTATTTAAAATACTATTACTTTCTTTTAAATTTTCAATACCACAAATATCTTTTGAATCATTATTAAAATTAAATAATTTTGCTATGATTGCTAATGTTGTTATAAATATTGTTAAACCTAAAATATTATTTAAGATATTAAATGAATTTTGAAAATTTTGTAATATATAAAATATTATTGCTAATACTATTACTGGTATTAGTAAAATAAATACATAACTAAAAAAATATTTTAAAACATTTAATATAGGAACAAGTAAAGTATTTTGTATATTAGTTTTATCAAATTCATAATCTTCTTTTCCATCTTTTTTAATTTCATTATATAATTTATTTTTAGTTTTACTATAAATTTCAGAACTAATAGCATAATCTTTTTTATATTGATTTCTATGGAAAAGAAAATAATAAATAGTTAAACTTATAGTTAAAATACTCAATGATAATATATATGAAAATTTGTTATCTTTTAAGTTAAATAAATTATAAACATAAATAATATAGTAATATAATAATAAAAAAGCTACTAATAATATTGATATATTCATTTTAAATTTATCACCATTAAACAATGTGTCCAATAATTTTATAAAAAAATTTTTTATAATAGGAATTATATGTTCTAAAAAACTAAAAATAATAGTTAATAAATTTTGAAAAATTTTAGTTAATTCATCAAATATTTTTTGTATATTTTCAAATATAGACATAATATTTACTATAAATATATATATAAAATTTTTAAAAATAAAATATTATATATAAAAATTATTAGTAAAATAATAAGAAAAAATTTACTAAATTATAAATTTTCTAATGCTGTTTTTTTACCATGACATTCTCTACATAATGCTTCTAAATTATTTACATCATTTGAACCTCCATATTCTAATTTAATTTTATGATCTACTTCAAACCATGCAGGTAATTGTTTAGTACAATGTTTACAACACCAATTTTGACTTGCTGCTACATATTTTTTTTTTGTTTCACTTACTGATCTTTTTGTTTTTGTATTTGCTAATAGTGCATTTCTTTGTGCATTAGGTAAATTATTTATAGTATTTATATTTGAATTATTATATGGATTTTTATTGATTAAATTAGTATTATAATTAGAATTTATAGAGTCTCCTAAAGCTTTTCCAGTAAAATCTATAAATGGTGTCACAAAACTTGTTGTTTGTCTATCTATCGGTAAATATTTTATATAACCATGTGCATTATTAAAGAATTCTTTAGCATTTTGCGGAGAACGTTTTAAATAAAAATATACACATAATCCTACAAATCCTATTAATCCCATTTTATAATATTTGCTATATGATTTTAAAAAATGCATAAGTTTTCCTTCAAAATAAATATTTGCTGCAAAAAATATAACTATTGCTCCAATAAATATTTCTAACTTCATAATTAATATATTATTATATTTATTAATTATGATTTTTAGTTAATTTCTCTTTTTATGTGATTTTCTTCTTTTAATAGATTTTATTCTTTTTTTTAATATTCTTTTTTTTGTATTTTTTTTTTGTGTCTTCTTTTTTTTGTGTCGTTTTTTTTTAGTCACGCCAAGTGCTTTACGTGCATCTTGTAATTTTTTATCAAGATCATGTTTATTTTTTTCTACGGGAGTTCTTGCTTTTACATATTCCTCACGACCCTCTTTTATTTTATTTCTAACCTTCACCTCAATATTTTGAAGTTGATTCCTAAGAGATTTTAACTTAAATGTATCTTCTTCTTTCTTTATTAGATCTTTAATATTATCTATTCTATCTTTTAGTTCCTTACGTTCAGACTCCCTTTTATTTCTTAACTCTTTTATTTCAGCATCTCTTTTTGCTCTAACAGCTTGTCGAGTTGCTGTTAGAGCAGCTCTATTAGTATGTTTATCTGTATACATAGCTTGTTTTATATCTTCATGCATTATACTATTAGTGTATATTATATAAATAATTATTTTTTAAAATATAAAAATATTATTAGAGAGATTAATACAAAAACTGTAGAACCAAACACATATTTATGTTTATTATCTTTCTCTTCTTTTTTTTTTACTTCTTTTAATTTGTAATTTTCATAATATTTATTCATTGCATCATAATAAGTTATTTCTGATTTTCCTAAATAAATATTGATTTTATTATGTATAAAATGTATCCATTTAATCATACTCTCTCGTGAATCTAAATAAGGTGTAACAGGATAAGAATCTAAAAATTGAGAGAATGTGCTACCTATTTCGGGATTTGGTATAAATAGTGGAAAGTTTTGAATAAAATCATAATATTTTTTTTTTGATACATCATTAGGTGAAAGAGGATAAGTTAAAGCAATAGTATATAAAAAAAACCAATAATGTGGTCCCCAAATTTCTGGATTCAAAGTCATTATTATTAAATAATATAAAAACATAATAATAATTACATATAGTTTTACATTTATGTATAATAATAAAAAAACAATATTTTGTAATAATTGTGGTAAAATAGGACACTTATTTCATCAATGTAAAGTACCAATTACAAGTATTGGTGTTATTACATTTAGAATAGTAAATGGAACAATAGAAATATTATTAATAAGAAGAAAAGATAGTTTGGCTTTTGTTGATTTTATGCGTGGAAAATATAATTTGGATGATTTAGATTATATAGTTAAAATTATGGAAAGAATGACAATTAATGAACATAAAATGATATTGGATAATGATTTTAAAACATTATGGAATTATTTATGGGGAAATTCTTTAACAAATCAATATAAAAATGAAGAAAAAATGTCACAAATAAAATTTGAAAAATTAAAAAATGGTTATAATTTTAATACTAATTTAATTAATATAAATGATATAATTAATAAATGTAAAATTTCATATAATGAACCTGAATGGGGATTTCCAAAAGGCCGAAGAAATTACCAAGAAAAAGATATTATGTGTGGATTACGAGAATTTGAAGAAGAAACAGGATATTCTAAAGAAAATATAATTATAATTAATAATATTTTACCATTAGATGAAATTTTTACTAGTTCAAATTATAAATCTTATAAACATAAATATTATATTGGTTTATTTAAAAATTTTAAAAATCCAGAAAAATTATTTCAAACCAATGAAATTAGTAAAATAACTTGGGTTAATATAAATGATGCAAAAAATTATATAAGAGATTATAATGTTGAAAAAAAAAATATTATAATTCAATTAAATAATTTATTAAAAACTTATAAAGTATATGTTTAATATATATGAGTGAAGTTAAAATAGAAGAATTAAAAGACACAGATTTAGATTTAAGTGATATAGAACCTTCTTCTGAAGATGAAACTATATCTTCTGATAATGAAGATAATAGTGTTAAAGATTCTTCAGTTAAGTCTGATTCAGATGATGAATTAGAATTTGATGAAGAAAATAAAATAGATAAAAAAATAGATGAATTAGAATTCGATGAAGAAGATCAAGATGAAGAAGAAAAAAAAGAAAAACAAGATCAAGATGAAGAAAAAGAACAACAAAATAAAGATGATTTAAACGAATTTATTAAAAGTAAAAATAAAAAATTAATGAATAGTGTTTTATATGATTTATTTAAAGATAATATTAATAATAATAATTTTGAAGAATATATTTTAGAAAATGAAAAAAATAAATTAAAAACAAAAAAAGATATGCAATATTTTTTAAATGCATTGGAAGTATTAAATAAAAAATCATTTTCAAATAATGAAGATGAATTATTAAAAAATTATAATTATATTTATCCACATTTAGATGATAGTTTATTAAATGTAAAAATATCTCAAAAAAAAGAATTTAGTGAAAATAAATATAATATAGAATTAGATGATGATTTAAATATTGAAGCTAAAGCATATGAATTATGTAATAAAGAATTTGAATTAGCACAGCATCAATTATTTGTTAAAAATTTTATATCATTTTATACACCATATAATAGTTTATTATTATATCATGGTTTAGGAACCGGTAAAACATGTTCAGCGATTGGTATTTCAGAAAATGTAAGAATATATTATAAATTAAATAATATAAATAAAAAAATTATAATAGTTGCATCTCCAAAAGTACGTGAAAATTTTAGATTGCAATTATTCGATGAATCTAAATTAAAATTAGTGAATGATAAATGGGTTATTAATAATTGTGCAGGTAATAATTTATTAAAAGATATAAATATGTTAAATCAAAATGTATCTAAAGAAAAAGTAAAAAATTTAGTTAATAATGTTATTGATACTTATTATGATTTTATAGGTTATATTGAATTAGCAAATATAATAACAAAAGTATCTAATATAGATAGTTTATTAATTGATAAAGAATCTTATAATGAAAAACAAAAAAATATGTTAGTTAAAAATAAATTACAAAAATATTTTGGAGAAAGATTAATAATAATAGATGAAATTCATAATATTCGAGATTCAGATGAAAATAGTAATAAATTAGTTGCATCTCAATTGTACAAATTAGTATCATATGTTGATAATATGAAATTATTATTATTATCTGCTACACCTATATTTAATGATTATAAAGAAATAATATTTTTAACAAATTTATTAAATTTAAATGATAAAAGATCTATTATTGAATTAAATGATGTATTTAACAAAGATGGTACTTTTATTATAAATTCAGATGGTGTTGAAATTGGAAAACAATTATTAATTAGAAAATTAAATGGATATATTAGTTATGTTAAGGGAGATAATCCTTTTATTTTTCCATATAGAATATTACCAAATGATTTTGATATTGTTAAAAGTATAAAAAATTTAGATGAATATCCAATATATGATATTAATGATAATAGAATAGATTCAAAAATAGAAATATTTGATATTTATTTAAATAAAATATCTAGTTATCAAGAAAAAGCATATAAATATATAATAAGTAATTGTGACAAAGAAGATTTAAATTCATATAAATATACAGCATTTTTAAAGCCATTAGAAGCTTTAAATATTGTTTATCCAAACGAAGAATTAGTTAAAATTGAAGATGATAATTATGATGATTTAAAAATAAATATTGAAAATTTAATATCAAAAAATGGTTTAAACAATATAATGTCTCATGAAGAATCAAATAAACCGCCTTCAAGATATAATTATAATTTTAAAAAAAAAGGTGAAGAAAATATTTTTTTAAAAGAAAATATAGAAAAATATAGTACAAAAATATTTAATATTTTAAAAACTATTGAAAATTCAAAAGGTCCTATAATTATATATTCTCAATTTATTGATGGTGGTTTAATACCATTAGCATTGGCATTAGAAGCAAATGGATTTTCACGATTTGGTGATGTAAAAAATTTATTTTGTTCAGAAATTTTTGATAATATTAATAAATTAGATTTAATTAGTAATACTAAAATAAATAAATCTCAGAAAAATATTAATACTAAGTTAGCGAATTATACAATAATTTGTGGTGATAAAAAGTTAACTCCAAATAGTGAAAAAGATATTAAAGCATGTACAGATTTAAATAATAGTAATGGCGAAATAATAAAAGTTATATTAATATCTTCAGCGGGAAGTGAAGGTATAGATTTTAAATTTATTAGACAAATACATATATTGGAACCATGGTATAATATACATCGTATTGAACAAATCATAGGAAGAGGAGTAAGAACATGTAGTCATAAAGATTTACCATTTAAAGAAAGAAATGTAAAAATTTATATGCATTCTACATTATTAAATAATAAATATAGTGAAGCTATTGATTTATTTATATATAGAAAATGTGAATTTAAGATTAAACAAATAAGACAAATAACACGATTAATGAAAGAATTAAGTGTTGATTGTTTTTTAAATAGTTCGCTTAAAAGCTTTTCCGAAGAAAATATTAAAGAAATATTAAAAGATGGAATAAATATTGAATTATCTAATTATGAAAAAATAAATTTTAATCCAGGAGATAAACCAAATAGTGCTATTTGTGATTTTATGGATAATTGTAATTATCAATGTATAAATCAAGAATTATATGAAGAAGAAAATATAAATGATTCTACATATAATATTGATTATTATGAATCACATATTAGTAAAATAACTAATATAATTAAAGACTTATTTAAAGAAAAATATTATTATACAAAATTAGAATTACTTCAATTTTTATCCAAAGATTCTAAATATAGTGCTAATGCAATTAATTTAGCTTTAAATAATATAATAAAGGATTCTAATATAATTATTAAAGATAAATATAGTAATAAAGGATATTTAATAAATATAGATGATTTATATATTTTTCAACCATTAGTTATTAATAATAAAAACAGCTCATTATTTACAAAAACACATCCTATAAGATATAGCAATTCATATAATTATTATAAAATTCCAGAAAAAATAGATGATACTTTATTAAATAAAAAAATTAATTTAGATAAATCTAAAATTAAAATAGTAGATAATTTTGAAGATGATAATAGTTATGATGAAGATATTTTATTGACTGCTAGAAAAAATAATAATGTTGTTTTTAATTATATTATTGAAGAATTAAAAAATATTTTAAATCCAACATCAAAATATATTGAAAGTTTTAATAGTAATAAAGAAAAAATTAAAAATTTAAGTGAATTAATAATTCATTTTAAAACAAAAAAAATAAATATTTTTAACTTTAATGATATTTCACTTAAAACATTTAATATTAATAGTAAAGCACTTAATTATTTAATAGTAAATATTATTCTTGATACATTAACATTTGATGCAAGTAAAGAATTAATTAGTTTTATTTATAATATAAATAAAGAGTTTATTTTCAAAGAATCTATAGAATTAGAAATTTTTGAAATAATAAAAAAATATTATGATGAAAAAATTATTGAAAATGAAAGTAAAACAATTAGAGGATTTATTTTTAGCTATGATACTTTTTCTAATAAATTTAAAAAAATAGTAAATAAAGAAGATAAATATAATTATTATTTATTCGTTTTAAATAAATCAAATGAATTAGAGTTTGGTAAACCAATGGACTATATTGATTTAAATAATATAATTATAAATAAATATAGTAATAAAAAAAATTATGGTAATATTTTAGGATTTATTAAAGTATTTGATCAAGAAACATCTAATAAATTTAGAAATGAATATATATTTAAAATTAAAACTTATAATGAAACAAAAGAAAATTTTAATAGTGGTAAAAATTGTACATCATTTAGTCCATCTATTTTAATGGAATATTATGAAATATTAACAAAAGAAAAGGCTCCTAAAATATCAGTTAATTTATATTGTATATTAATAGAATTAATATTAAGATATTATAATTATACAAATAAAGAAGAAAAATGTTGGTTTGTTAATATTGATGAAACTTTATTAGATAATAAAAATTATAAATAAATATTTTAATTATAAAATTGATTTGTTTAATATAAATATATAAATATATAAATATATAGTAAATATGTGTGATAATAAAAATATATATATAAAACAAATTATTAATGAAAAAATTATATTAAAATTTTCAAATCTAAATAATGATTTAGAAAATACTATAATAGAAAAAATAAAAAAAAAAATAGAAGGAAAATGTATAAATCATGGATATGTAAAAACAAATTCGGTTAAATTATTAACTTATTCATGTGGTGAATTATTTTCAGATTCTATAATTTTTGATTTAGTAATTGAATGTTTAATTTCTTGTCCTTTTGAATCTATGATTTTAAAATGTAAAGTTGTTTCAAGTACTAAAGTAGGTTTAAAATGTAAAATAAATTATGATGATGATGATTATGGTGATGATGATATTAATCCTTATTTAATTTTTGTTGCGCGTGATCATAATTATAATAATACAAAATTTACAAATATTAATGTAGAAGATATTATATATGTGCGTGTAATAGGCCATAGATTTGAATTAAATGATACATTTATTTCGGTTATTGCTGAATTAGTTGAAGAAGATTATAAAAAAAGTCAAATAAATAAAATTTCTAAAACTAAATATTCTACAACAAAAAAGAAAAGTTAATAAAAATATTTAAAAATATATTTTAATATTATTATTAATGGAAGTTAATAATATTATTAATGAAAGTGTAAATAATAATCATGAAAATATTAATTATAAAAATTTAGAAAAATTACAAAAACATATTGAAAAACTTGACTTGGATCATCATTTACAAATAGGAAAAATATTATATAAACATAATATAAAGCTAACACAAAATGATAATGGGATCTTTGTAAATTTAAATAATTTATCACAACATATTATTGATTTACTTTGGAAATATTTAGAATTTATAAATAATCAAGAAAAATATATAAATAAAGATGAAGATAAAAAATTAGAATTGGAAAAAATATTTTTTTAAAAAAATAATAAAGAAATATTTATTGTATTAATTGTATACTATAATGTTTAAAATAGAGGAATATAATTTTAATTACTTGAAAAAATATATGTTAAACAATATTGATAACATTATTAATATTAATAATATTTATAATATTGATAATAATAACAATATTAATAATGAAAAAAATAATAAAATAAAAGTAAGTAATAATTTAATTTATATAGATTATAATAAGAATAAAAAAAAATATAATGACAATAATAATAAATATAAAGAAGATACTTTTTTTTGGTGTTTTTATAATTTACTTTATAAAGAAAATTATATAGATGAACATATATTAAAAGTAGAAAAAGAAACTAAAATTTTATTGTTAGAAGAATTAAGAAAAAATAAATTAAAACTAAAGAAAAAATATAAATTAAATATTTTAGAAGATGAACTACTAAATGCTAAAAAAATTAGTTTTAATACTTTTTGTGGATTATGTTGCTTAAAAGATATAAGTATTTTTATAGTAACTCCTAATAATAGTTATAGTTATTTTTTGAATAATAATGAGTTAATAGAAAATAATATGCTTAATAGTTATGAATTATTTAATTTTATTGAATTAAAATATAATAATTCATTAATAAATGTAAAAAATAATAATATTAATAAAATAAATCTATCTGAAAATGATTATAAAAATATTATAAACAATTATTATTATTTAGAAAACTTGGAAAAACCATTAAAAAGTATAACTTATTATAAATTAGATGATTTAATAAGTATAACACATAAATTAAAAATAAATTTATATAATGATGTAAATAAAAAGAAAACAAAAAAAGATTTATATTTTGATATTTTAAATAAATTAAAATAAAATTTTTAAAATTGAAATTTATTATTATTTAATTTATTAATTAAATAATAACTAATTATATATAATATGTCAAAAACTATAAAAAATATTATTAGTGAAAAAAAATATGCTTCTATGTTTGAAAAAGAAGATGATACAGAAAATACTATTCTTTTTAAACGTTTTATAAAATTATATATCGATAGTAAAGATAAATTATCTGAAAATATTATTCCTGAACTAGAAATAAGATTTGGTACTAAAAAAATTAAATATTTAACAAAAATAGATTTCAATAATGTAATTAAAAGTCTATTATTTAATAAATTTAAATTAAAAAATGAAACTTATAGTTTAAAAGTTATTTTGGAAAGTGAAGATTCTAATATTAGAACAGAAATATTTGGTTTACCAAATATACAATATTATTGTAAAAATAATAATATTAATGGAATAGAAGATTTACAAAATATTAAATTTGTAGAAAAAAAACATTTTGCACAAGAAGGTAAAGTTTTTTATCCCCTTGATTACGATGAATTTAATATGAGAATATCATATCAACTTGAAGAAAATTTTAATATATATGATGATAAAATTCAAAAAATTATTAAAAAATGGGATTCAACTAAAAAAATATTTCGATTTATTAAAAGATTTGAATTTAAACATCCTGAATTACCATTAAATATTCATTGTAGTGTAGTTAAGATGTCTCAAATTAATAATGGAAAACTAATTCCACAATTTAATATAAGTGATTCAAATGTTTTTAATTCTTTTGAAAATTATGAAATAGAAATTGAATGTATTAATTCTGATATAGGAATTAAAACTAAATTTGATACAGGATATTATTTACATCAAATTCTTAAAAACACTATTAAAATTATTTTAGTTGGATTACAAGAGTCTAATTATCCAATTAATTTAATACAACAAAATAATATTTTAAATAATTATTTAAAAATTATTAAAAATGAAAAATATGTAAAAAATGAATTATATAGTAAAATTAATGTTAAAGATTTTATAGGTCCTTCTTCTATAACATTACAAAATATTAATTTATTAAATAGCAAAGATATTGATGAAACTAATAAAACTATTCCAAATATTAGAAATAATTATTGTGTAACAGATAAAGCAGATGGTTTACGTAAATTATTATTTATTAGTAATAATGGAAAAATGTATTTTATTTTAATGAATATGAATATTCAATTTACAGGTTTATTTACAGAAAATAAAGAATTATTTAATACAATAATTGATGGAGAACATATTACAAATGATAAATATGACAAATTTATTAATTTATTTGCTTGTTTTGATATTTATTTTATAAATAATAAGAATGTAACAAGTTTACCATTAATTAATACTGATATAGAAACTAAAAAAGAAAAAACATCAAAAAAAACAAGTGAAAAAATAAATTCTAGATTAGATATTTTAAATTCTGTTATTTCAAAAATGAATTCTAAATGTGTTGTTTCAAATTCTAAAAATTGTTTAAAAATTGTATTAAAAAAATTTTATAGCAATAATATTTTTAAAGCAAATGAAAGTATTTTAAATAATATTAAAGATGGATTATATGAATACAATACAGATGGACTAATATTTACACCTACAAATACTGGTGTTGGTTCAAACACCATTGGAATAAATGCTCCTGATTTTAAAATAACTTGGAAAGAATGTTTTAAATGGAAACCACCTGAATATAATACTATTGATTTTCTTGTAAAATTTAAAAAAGATCAATATAATAAAGTTGTTATACATAATAATTATAATGATGGTTTAGATTTAACAAATAGTAATTTTAATCAATATATTACATTAATTTTACAAGTAGGTTTTGATGAAAAAATGCATGGATATATTAATCCATTTAATATGATTATTGAAGATACTAAAATTAATAATTCTGAAGATTATAAAAATAATTATAAACCAATGCAATTTTATCCCACAAATCCAAGTGATGAAAATGCTGGTTTATGTAATATACATGGTATATATGATAAATCTGGTAGTTTTAAAATTTATACTTTAGAAAATGAAGAAATTGAAGACAATAGTATAGTAGAATTTAAATATGATAATACAAAAAATGGATTATTTAGATGGATTCCTTTGAAAGTACGTTATGACAAAACATCTGAATTAAAATCTGGTGTCAAGAATTTTGGTAATGCATATCATGTTGCAAATGGTACTTGGCATTCTATTCATTATCCAATAAGTGAAGAAGTTATTAAAACAGGAAATAATATATTAATTGATAATAATGATGATGATGTTTATTATAATAAAATAAATTCTAAAACTGAGACACGTAGTCTTAGAGATTTTCATAATTTATACATAAAAAATGAATTATTTAAAAATACAAGTGCATCAGGTAATATTTTAATAGATTATGCGTGTGGTAAAGGAGGTGATTTACCAAAATGGATAAAAATACAATTAAATTTTATACTAGGTATTGATTTATCTAAAGATAATATTGAAAATAGATTAGATGGAGCATGTGCTAGATATTTAAATTATAAAAAAAAATATACATCATTACCTGATGCATTATTTTTAAATGGAAATAGTGGTGCAAATATAAAATCAGGTGATGCATTTTCAAATACTAAAAATAAAAATATAATGAATGCAATATTAGGAATTGGTACAAAAAATGAATCTACATTAGGTAAAGGAGTTTATAAAAATTATGGAATTGCTCATAATGGATTTAATATTAGTTCTATAATGTTTGCATTACATTATATGTTTGAAAAAGAAGAAATATTAAATGAATTTTTAAAAAATATAGCACAAAATACTGCAATAAATGGTTATTTTATTGGATGTTGTTTTGATGGAAAAAAAATATTTAAAATGTTAGAATCTATTGAAAACAATGAAAGTATTAGTTTATTTAAAAATAACAAAAAAATATGGCAAATTACTAAAAAATATGATTATAAAAGTTTTGATGATGATGAATCTAGTTTAGGTTACGCTATTGATATTTATCAAGAATCCATTAATAAAACAATAAGAGAATATTTAGTAAATTTTGATTATTTAGTTCGTGTTTTAGAAAATTATGGTTTTGTTGCTTTAAATGATAGTGAAATTAGAAATATTAATATGCCATCAAGTATAACTAATTTTGAATTAATGTATAATCAGATGGTAGGTGATTTAGAAAAAGATAAACAATTAAAAAATCTTATTGGAAATAGTTTAAATATGAGCAGTGAAGAAAAACAAATATCATTTTTAAATAATTGTTTTGTATTTAAAAAAGTTAGAAATATTTCTAATATACCATCATTAATTAAAAATAGTGAAGAAGATGAAAAAACTAAAATGGAAACAATGGATATTGATAAAAAAATATTAGATGAACAAGTTGATTCTATTTCTAAAGATGAAATGGGTTTTAAAATGAAACAAGAAAGTGTTAAATTAGAAAAAGAAAAAGAAAAAAAAGAGTTAACTATAGATGAAAAAATTAAATTAGCAGAAGAAAGAAAGAAGGCAAAATTATTAGAAAAAGAATTAGAAAAACAAAGAATTAAGGAAGAAAAATTAAAAAAAAAAGAAAAAACTAAAAAATAAATACAATATACTATAATAAATTTATATTTTTTTATAAAACAATATAAATTTATTATTTGTTATTACTATAATAAATTAAAAAATAAATATGGCCTATATTAATATACCATCTTTAAATTATATTCTAGAATTTAATATTAAATTAAATGATGAAACTAATGAAGTTAATGAAAATATTATTTCAACATCATTATATAAACATATAAATTATATTAAACAACAAATTCATAATAATAATAATAACTGGGATTTTTATAAAAAAATTACTAATCCATATGAATATATACATACACCACCTATTTATAATAATAATTTTTCAATATGTAAATATAAACCATTAAGTAGATCTTTTTTTAAAATGATTGAAATAATTCATGTATTTAATATTTTAAATGAAGAAAATAATATAACTAGCTTTCATCTTGCAGAAGGTCCTGGAGGATTTATTGAAGCATTTAATTATTATAGAAATAATAAAAATGATTCTTATTATGGTATGACATTAATTTCTAATGATATAAATATACCATCTTGGAAAAAAAGTAATAATTATATTAACTTAAATAAACATATAAAAATTATAGTAGGAGAATCAAAAAATGGTGACTTATTTTTAAAACAAAATTTATTATATATTAATAATAAGTTTAGAGAATCAATGGATTATATAACTGCTGATGGTGGTTTTGATTTTTCAATCGATTTTAATAAACAAGAAGAATTAAGTTTGAAATTAATTGTTTCACAAGTTTTTTATGCACTAATAATGCAAAAAGATAAAGGTAAATTTATATTAAAAATTTTTGATATTTTTAATATTAAAACTATTGAAATATTATTTTTATTAACTAATTGTTATCAAAGTATATATATATATAAACCTAATACGAGTAGAATTGCTAATTCTGAAAAATATATAATATGTAAAAAATTTAAATTAAATAATTTTACAAGTAATATAAAATCTTATATTATTAATAATTATACTTATATATTAGATAATATAGATAATATCAAAACTTTTTTTAATATTTCTTTACCTAAAATATTTTTAAATAAAATAGAAGAAATAAATGCTATTTATGGACAACAACAATTAGAAAATATAAATAATACTTTAAATTTAATTAGAGAATATAATAATTTAAAAACTAAAATTACACTTAATCAACTAGACAATCTCTTAGTTTTAGATAAAAATATAAAATTAGCTGATTTTAATGAATATAATGAATATAATGAATCTAATAATGAATCTAATAATGAATCTAATAATGAATCTAATAATGAATCTAATAATGAATCTAATAATTTTAATGAATTAAATTCTATAAGTAAACCAATTGAAATAAATGATAACAATAATTTAAATAATAAATATGAATTATCACCTACTAATAGTGAAAAGTATTCTTTATCTCCAAAAGATTTATTTTTATTAGATAAAGATGGGATAAATATAATAGATAATATTAATTTAAATAAAATTAATATTGAGAACATAAATGAAAATCAATACACTAACTTTGATAAATTTATAAATAGATTAATCATTTTAAAAAATATAAATATACAAAAAAGTATATCATGGTGTAATAAATATAATTTACAAATTAATAAAAATATATTTCCAAATTAATATTAAAATATTAATTTATTTTAATATATTAATTCTTTTTCTTCTTATTGTTTGACTATCGTTTGGACAACCAATACATTGAGGTCTTGATAATATTTTTCTATTTTTACATTCTTCTAAAGTTAAATTTGATGGACATAAATTCGGGTTATTATAATCACTATATATTTTATTTTTTTCATTATTATAACCATATTTTAATGATGCTATTCTAGAACTACTTGTAACTGGTCCTTGAACTTGATATCTTCTATTAGAAGGATTAAATGTAGTTCTACAATTATTAAAATCTTTAATACATGTTTCACTAGTAAATGTTCCATTACTTATAGTTATATCATTATTGGATGGTAAATTTTGTTCAAATGTTTTACATTTTTTATATATATATTCTTTTTGTGATGAACAATAATTATTATCTAATTTAGTATTTGCTCTCTTAATAACCATTGATTGTGGATTAGAAGCAATACATATTGTTCTATTTAATGATGGATCATAAATTTTATCACCTGATTGTGGAGAACATTCATAATTTAAACCCAAGATATGGATATACATATTTGTATTATTACTAGAATCACATGATTTATCTGAAACAATATAACTACCTGGTTTATCTAATATTCCAATATATGAATTATTACTAAAACTATAATTATCGGTTACAACATATTGTTTTCTGTAATGTTTTAATGGATTTGCATTAAATTTATATTTAGTTCTATTTTCACATTCTCCCCAAGGAGTAAAATTACTTGAATTTTTAAAATCATTATTTAAAACATTTTTAGCAATAAATATATTTTTTCCATCATTTAGATTATCACCTTTCCAAGATTTTAATGGTTGTCCTATTCTTTGACTACTATAAAATTTCATTTTTATATATAAAAATATTTTTATATATAAAAATTAATTAATAAATGTTTAATTTTAATAAAAAATTAAAAATTAAATATTTATTAATATTTATTTTAATAACTTTATTATTTTATTGTATATTTAATAAATTTAATATTATAGAAACTAATGATGCTCCAAATATGGAGCCAAAAAATAGCAATATTAATGATAATAATGATAAATATATGGTACATTTTGAATAAATTAAAAAATTACTTAATTTTTAATATACTAATATAATAAAATATATTGTTTTATTAATATATGGCAACATCAAATGATCCAAATGATTGTTTAAGTAATGGTTTTGGAGGAATTGGACATGATTATAATTATTGTATTGCACCTATTGAAAAGACATTACTAGCTTATGGACCTTGTGAAAAATGGGGAACTGATTGTATTGCAAGAAATGTAGGAGGATTATTTAAATATGCTGGATCACTAGTTTATAATCCTGGTATGGCAATTTCAAAACAATGTAAACAAAAATTAGGAAATAAATATTTACAAAAAACAGGAACAAAATGTAAAGAAGAAGGAACCGGACAATTAAGAGATAGATATGTATATATAAACAATATGGATACTACAAATATTATTACAGGTAGGACTAGTAATAGTGGTAGTAGTGGTGGTATAATTCCTGCTGCTATAAGTAGTGTAACACGATTAAATCCAGTAGGTATATTATCTGCTATTACAGAAGATGCAACACCTACTTGTAAAAAAATTAAAGTCAAATGTCATGTTTTAAATGATAAACAACAATTATATAGAGGTCCAAGTCCTCCGGTATATATAGCAAGTGAAGAAATAAAAGATATAGAAAGAAGTCGTAATAAAGAAAAATTTAGTAATTTAAATGAAACCAATGAATTAATGTATTCTTTAAATAAAGCAAAAAAAGATAATAAAGTAGATGAATTTTATTATATATTATTAACAGCTATATTATTATATTTAATTTATAAATTAATTCATAAAAAATAAATATTAGTTTATTATAATAATATAATAAACTAATGAGTGATAAACTTACAAAAGATGATTGTGTTATTGATAGTTTTTTTGGAAGTACACATCCTTATAATTTTTGTATAAAAGAAGCATCTAAAATATTTAAACCAACTGAACAACGTACAGATAATGAATGTAATGATTGGGGTTATAATTGTATTGGAGATAATATGAATGGTTTTTTGAAATATAGTGCATCACTTTTTGGTAACCCATCACAAATATTAGATCCAAGTTGTATAAATGAATATCCTGACGTTTCTGGAGAAAATATATTAGGAAATAAATATGTAATTAAAACATCTACAAAATGTAAAAGTCTAACTACTAACGAACTAGTAGATAGACATACATATATAAATAATACAAATAATAATGAAATTTTTGGAATACCAATGTTACCCGAAAATAGTGGTATTTTACCAGCTTCATTAAGTAAAGCAACCAGAATTAATGGTTCTGGATTTTTTTATTCATTATTAGAAGATGATATACCTGATTGTAGTCAAGTAAGAGTAAAATGTCATCTTTTAGATAAATATAAAAAAAAATATAGTGGTCCAAGTCCTGTTGTAAATATTTCTGTAAATGAATTAAATGATCTAGGTGATAATCTTGTTGAAAAGTTTAGTAATTTAAACAATAATAATAATAATAATAATAATAATAATAATAATAATATTATAAATGATGCTTATTATTTATTAATAGGAATAATAATACTATATGTTATTTTTAAAATGATACATAAAAAATAATGTTAAACTGATAAATAATTGAATACTAAATTATTACTATTACTATTAGTAATATTTCCACTTAAAATACTATCTTCATACATTTTTCTTAGTATATCATTTGGTGCTTCTGAACCCCTTTTAATTAAATTTTTTTCATATAAATAATTTTTAATAAATCCAATATCTTTTTTTCTTAATAAAGCAATTTCTTGTTTTATATTTTTCTGAGTTTTATTATTTTTTAATAATATACTTATTTTATTTTTTCCTTTAAGTTTTCCGAGTAAATATTTTTTTTTACGAGTTAATCTATTTATTTTTGGAATATTAATATTATCATTTTCATTTAAATTTTCATTTAAATTTTCATTTAAATTTTCATTTAAATTTTCATTTTCTAAATGTATAATCTCATTTTTTCTATTTTCTAGATTATTTATAAAACTACTATCTTTAGTAAAATTATTATTACTAAATAAGTTTAATTCATTTGGTTCTTTATTTGGTTCTTTATTTACTTCTTTATTTACTTCTTTACTTATTTCTTGATTAACTTTTTCATTTATTTCTTGATTAATATTTGAAGTAATAGTATTATAATTATTACTACTTTCTAAACTTTCTTTATCACTATTTACATTTATTATAATATTTTGATTATTATTATTATTATTATCATCATATGTATTATTTTCTAATGCAATTTTAACTCTTTCCTCATTTTTTCTTGTTTTATTTAATTGATTAAATGTTGGTTTATTTCCATTCTTTAAACAACCATAAATAGGTTGATTATAAAATTCACTTGGAATATTTAAATTTACTTCTAAATTATCTTTTATTTTTTCAGTTTTATTTTTTTTTAATTTATTTTTTTTTGATAAATTGCTAAGAAAATTTAATGATTTATTAAATTCTTTTTCAAAATCATTATCTTCAAAATGATTGTCTTCAAAATTTTCATCTTTTTTTCCATCTCTAATTCTTTCAATTTCTTTATTTTTTTGATAGTTTTTAACTCGTTTTAACATTTCTTTTTTTAATTTATTACTATTATCTAGTTCTTTTGTTAATAACTCTTTTTTTGTTTTATCTTTTTTATCTTTTTTTTTATTTAAACTAAATAATTTAGGGTCTATTTTTAATGTTTTATTGCTCATTATTAAATATAAAAATTATTAATTATTTTATTTTTTTACATAAAATAGTTTAAAATTGATTTATTAATAATATTTAAATATTATTTATAAATTTTATTTAATCATATATGACATATAAAACTAATGAAAAAATTAATGAAAATGAAATACCATGGTATGTTATTGAATCTTATTTTAGAGATCATCATTTAAAGCAGTTAGTTAAACATCAAATTGAATCTTATAATTATTTTGTAAATACTCAAATTGAAAATACTATTGAAATGTTTAATCCTATTCATATTTGTTCAGAATATGACTATATTAAAGAACATGATTTATATAGATTAGAAATATTTATAAATTTTAAAAATTTCTGTATTCATAGACCACAAATTTATGAAAACAATGGTTCAACCAAAATTCTTTTACCACAAGAAGCACGTTTAAGAAATTTTACATATTCTGGTTCTATGACTCTTGATCTAAATATTAAATATATTGTTAGAAATGGTGATAATTATAATAATATATTAACTTATGAAAAATGTCTTAAAAATATTAATATTGGAAAATTACCAATTATGTTAAGATCTGATATTTGTGTTTTAAATCAATATAAAGATATGAATCACTATAAAAATGGTGAATGTAAAATGGATCCAGGTGCATATTTTATTATAAATGGTTCTGAAAAAACATGTTTAGGCCAAGAACGTGCTGCAGAAAACCAAATATATTGTTATAATATATCTAAAACTAGTACAAAATGGTCATGGTCTGCTGAAATTAAATGTATTCCAGATTGGAAATGTATATCTCCTAAACAATTAACTCTTACACTTACTAATAAAACAAATAGTTTTGGTAATTCTATATATTTACATATACCACGTTTAAAAAATCCTATTCCATTATTTATAATTTTTAGAGCATTTAATATTATAAATGATAAAGATATTTGTAATAAAATTTTATTATGTGATAATAAAAAACATAATAAAAAAATATTATATAATTTAAAAGGTAGTATTATTGATGCTAATAATTATATCACATATGAATCAGCTATTAAATATATAGTGTCAAATGTAATTTATACACCTCTTAATATGGATAAAGAAACAGGAATTAAACGTAAACATAATTTTGCATTAGAAGTTCTTAATAATGATATATTTCCTAATTGTAAAACAGAAATTGAAAAAATACATATGATAGGTTATATGGCAAACAGATTATTACAAACATCATTTGGCTGGATAGAAGAATCTGATAGAGATTCTTATATAAATAAACGCATCGATTTAACAGGATCACTACTTAATAATTTATTTAGAAATTACTTCAACAAAGTTGTAAAAGAT